GGCGCTTTTGCGGCCGGAGCTGTGCTGCCGGGGGCCCTGCTGATCTCCAGCGCCTGTGTGGTTTGTGGTGTCGTCGTCGGCACTGGCGCCGGATCAGGCGGAGCGGCAATCGGCTGATTGCCAATGCAGTGTGCAATTTGTGCATACTCCAGTGGTAGCTCTTCCGGCAGGCCGTGCCGGTTCTTTGCGTCCCAGCACGGATGGTGGGAGGTGCGCAGTACCCGCTTGCCACCCTGGGCCTTGTGCTTCTTCCCTTTATCATCGGCGGCTACCACATAAGTTTTGTAATTGGCGAAGAGCACCATATCCGCCCATTCCTTGACCACAGGGGCCACCTGCTTGGTCAACTTCATTTCCCACCGGTCGTAAGCCCCCATTTCGTCCGGCTGCTCAAACTTCCGCATTTTTGCATGGGCGGTGATTACTACGTTCATTCCGGCGTTAACCACGTCCTCAAGGGCGTTCAGCAGCTTGCCGAATTCCTCTTGCAGGTATGTATACCCCTTGCCATACCCAAAGTCTTCGATGCTCTGTTTCTGACTCTTGGCGCAGATCTCAGCGGAGCAAAGTTGCTCTGCCCAGTCTGCTGTATCAATTATTACAGTTTTGCAGACGTCAGGAGATGCCGCAAACTGCTTCACGACCATCAGCAGCTCGGTCCAGCTGCCGGGCTTGTCCACCCGGCGGACATCCATGTGGTAGGTACTTCCCTCGGTGTCGATAAACACCGGATCCGGGAAGCCGGCCGCGAAAGTGGTTTTCCCGATTCCTTCAGGGCCGTAGATTACAACTTTCTGGGGACGTAGGACTTTCCCGCTTTTGATATTCAGCATTAAAATACTCCTTTCTGCCACGCTTTGCCTTGAGGCAGTTCTGGCGTTGCCGCGCCAGCTGCTGCCCCATCCTCGATGATAATGGAGCATTCGCCCCCGGTGGACACTCTGGTGGCAATGGCTTGCAGCCCTTGCTCTTGCAGCCAGGCTCCGAATTCTTGCAGCGTCCGGAGATCCATTTGCTCCAGCTTATCCAGCAGCACGAAGCCACACCTGGGATTCAGCGCCCGGACAATGGCAGTGGACACCCTCAGCTGGTCGCTGCCGCTCATAGCGTCCCATTTCTTGCCGTGGTAGGTCAGCTCCCCATCCTCCACAGAGAGGCCATCCAGAGGCAGCTGAGCACCGTTCAGCAGATCATACTTCTGCTTTCGAATTCCTTCCAATTCAGCGGTCAGGGCTTCATACTGGCCGCTGTACTCTTCCGCCTCCTGCTCCGCCTTCTCGCGGTCGCAGTTGCTGCGGACTTTGATGTTGATTGCTTCGATATTCCGCAGGTCCGCTTCAATTTGCACCGTGGATTCATCACGCAAATCCGCCGCGTCCTTCTGGGCGATTTCCAAATCAGCCTTGGCTTGCTCCAGATTTGCTCTGGCTTCTGCCAGCTTTTGTTCCAGACTCTGGATCACCTGGGCACAGGATGCTTCCCGGAATTTGATTCGCTCCAATTGGTCCCGCTTCCGCTGGTTCTCCCCATTCCGGGCCAGGATTGCCTGCTGCCTCTGAATCAGCTCCATGGCGGAAATTGGCTTGTCCGGGGCGTCCGGATAAAAAGGCATTTCTTTGGCGCTTTTCTTTTTCTGATCCGCAATCTGGCCAATCGCGCGCCGCCGGTTGTAGGTTTGCTTCTCCCGGAGCTCCAAGGCGGCCAGTTGCTCTCCTACGCCGATGATCTTCAACAGCGTGTCAGCCTTTTCTTTCCCGGATGCTTCCATAAACTTGGGCAGATTCAACGCCAGTTCTTCCACAAAGCTGTTCAGCAGCTGCTGCCCAGCTCTTTGGCCGGTGGGGTCCGCCACTTTCAAGGCGGAGTTTTTGCCGGACCGCTCCACCACCAGCCCGTTGGAAAGCTCCAGGCGGATCCTGGGTGGGATTACAGATCCGTCCCGGGTGGGGGCGCTGGGGCGGTATCGATCCCCACCCAGCGCCCAGGCGATGGCGTCCAGCACAGAGGTTTTGCCCTGCCCATTGTTCCCGCCGATCACAGTCAGGCCGGCGCTGGTGGGCACGATCTGCACCGCCCTAATTCGCTTTACATTCTCCAGCTCCAGGCTGGATATTTTTACAGATTCCACGCTTTACTCTCCTCCTCATTTCTGTTATAATCAGCATGTACCTATTTTCCTTGCGCCGCTCTCGGGAGTACCAGTCCCGGGGGCGGCCTTTTTTGCTGCCGCCACCCCGTTGCGCAACAGCCTTGCAATGGCAGCAGGATCGTTGGCCTCTGCCCACGCCAGCCGCCGGAGGAAGTCTGCCACGGTGTCGTCCCACTGCGCGGCAAGCCCATCGTCCTCGGTAATGGTGGATACCTGGATGATCTTGCAGTTGTGTGGGCCCCAAGGCTTGGACGCATCGATCCGCTTAATCCAGCGATCATCCTGATACCCATGGGCCATTGCCCATTGATAAAATGTATCAAAGTTGCGCCACACCTTTGAGCATGATCCGCGCCGCTGGATGCTGCACCATTTGGCACGCAGGTGGCGGCCGGAATCCATTTCTTTAATTTGCATCAATATCACCTCCTATGCCATTGCATAGATCACGCACGCCACCCCAATAATTGCGGCGGCCACACACCACAGCGCACAAGCCCAAATGGGCGTGTCCTGCCGGTCGGCTTGGAGCGCCTTGATGGCCATCGTCAGGGCAGCCACATCGTCGGCAGCGGTGTTGGCATCCATGTATTCCTGGATGCACAAGCGGCTCCTGAGACGGGCACGGTCTTGGGCCTGGCGGCGCAGGGATTGGAGTTGGCGGATTGCATCAGTTCTGCTCATCATTACCACACCCCCATTGATAAGCCATAGCGCGTGCGATCCCTGGGTAGGTCTTACTTCTCATTCTTGCGCGATCGGGTCCGGGCGGCATTTTCCAGATACGCGGCTCCCTGGCTTCTACGATTTCCGTCGGCATTAGTTTTGAAAGCCCTTTCAGCCATAGGCAAGTGGCCTTCGTTTCTCCGTGTCCAAACTGCCACGGCTGAATGATTTGGTCCGGCTTCCGGAATTTGCTTGACATGACCCCGACAGGATTTTCAATGGCAATTTTATCACAATTCGCGGTTGCGAACTTCATAAAAAAATCAACACTTCTTTGCTGTCGCCCGTCCGCTATTTTCTGCGCGAAGTATCGCGCGCCGCTGGCCGCAAGGTCCGTGCAGGGTGGAAAAGCTATGATCATATCCCACCGCATCTTAAGCATCTCCAAGGCATCCACCTGTAGATGCCACTCAGGGTGTCCGCCTGAGCACGGTTGGATGTCGCAGCTGTAGGCCTCGTGCCCGAGCGAGCGGAACGACTTGCAGACGGTTTGGCTTTCTTCACATGCGACAAGTACTCTCATCGCAGTCACCCCCTTGCAGACACACCTCTACCAGGAGGCTCTCGATATCTAAATCAAGCTTGTGGGTACCATCTCGGCAATCCTCGTAGTATGGGCATTCTCCGCAGTCATCCGAGAGAATCTCGCCGCGGCAGATGCGAATGGCCCTCGCAACGTCTGCCGCCTTGGCCCTGTGATGCTCCAGCCCCTCCAGCACGGCTCTTGCCGCCCGAAGAGCCTCCGCGTCGTGCTGGTATATCTCAGCAACGGCTATCGGATCTCCACAAGATTCTGCATCCTGGCGGCATGCATTGGCATACCTCTCCAAGCTGCTCAGCCGGCGGATTACATCAAGCATTTCCATCGTTGGTTTGCGCCTCCTCTTTGATCTCCGGATGCACATCCTCCAGCATCAGCAGCCCCACCTGGCTGACTGTTGCCCGCACCTTGTTCAAGTTGCCGAGCCCCGCGCCAATGCGCCAGTCCCGGCGGCGGTCGTCCAACGCAACGCGCTCAATTGGGGTCATGGTCTTCCACCCATTGCGCCAGTAAGTCAAGATGGCATCAAACATGGGGCGATCGTCCTCATGCACCATATCGGCGACTATGCCGAGGATTTGGTCCAGCATTTTGCTGTCCCGTTTCAGCTGTGCGATTGATTTTTTACTCATTTTTATCATCCTCCAATTTAAATTGATATACGGTTCCGATCACCTTCCATCCACGCCTCAGCGTCGCCTTTACCATCCGCTCCGCATGCTCTGCGCTGGTGGCTCGGACGGTTCGGACGTGGACTAGGCCGTCAGGGGATTGGGCGTGGACTTCGTAGTTTTGGTAGCGGATCATGGGGTGTCGGCCTCCCCATCTTCCTGTTCCCACGCGGTGGCCTTACTGGCCAGCCAGTCGGTCACGTCCTTTGTCAGGATCTCGAAGCGGCGGTTGCCGTTGGGCCCCACCTTGATAAGCTGCCCAAACGGGTAGTATCTGCTGACAATGCCATCTGCAATAGTGTCGGGGGATGTGCGGATTCCCGCCTCCCGGAAGGCAGTGCAGACGTCCTGTAAGGTCATTGTTCCTACTTTTGGTTTCATGATGGTTGTCTCCTTT